TGATCTCGCGCAGCTTGGCGCGGTAGTGGTTCAGGGTGCCGACATGGCCCCAGTGGATCTCGTCGGGGTGGGTCTCGAAATGGTCGGCGCTGAGGGCGGCAAGCCGCTCCAGCATCGCGTCGATCTCGAACTTGGCGGCGAGGAAGGCGTCGAGGGCTTTCGTGTTGTCGGTCGCGCGGCGGGTCATCGGGGTGGCTCCTTGGGTCGAGTTGCATCGCTTCGTTGGAGTGACGTTCGCTCTCTCTGGCGCGCTTATCAACTCGATAAGCGCATGATTCTGAATGATAATCGGAGCCGTCGATGCAGGGCATGAGCGAGCGCCAGTACGCCGCCCATGTCGGGCTGTCGCGGGGCGCGATCCAGAAGGCGAAGACGGCCGAGCGCCTGGTCCTCTATCCCGACGGCAGCATCAACGCGGCCGCCAGCGACGCCAGGCGTGCCGAGACGACGGACCCGTCGAAGACGAGGAAGGCGCCAGCGCCGAAGCTGAAGCCTGTCCCCGAGGCGGCGGTGGCCGCTGTCGGCGACACGCTGCGCGAACAGGGGCTGGCGGTCCCGGCGGTCGGCGGCGGCACGACCTTCCTGCAGGCGAAGACCGCGAACGAGGTGCTGAAGGCGCAGGAGCGGCGCATCCGGCTCCAGAAGCTGAAGGGGGAGTTGATCGAGCGGGCCCGCGCGCTGGCGCTGGTGTTCCGGCTGGCGCGGGAGGAACGGGATTCATGGGTGAACTGGCCTGCGCGCGCGGCGGCGCTGATGGCGGCCGAGCTTTCGGCCTCATGCAGCGAAGCGACCGGCCAGAAGATCACCGTGGAGCCAGCCGCGATGCAGAAGGTCCTGGAGAAACATGTACGCGCCCACCTCGACGAACTCGCCGAGGTCCGGCCCGACTTCCGGTGATGACAAGGATGATTTCGGCGGCCTGACGGACTTCGACGGCGCGGGCGAGATCCTGCGCGCCTGGGGCAACGGGCTGCGGCCCGACCCGGACCTGACCGTCTCGGAATGGGCGGACCGGCACCGGATGCTCTCGGGCCGCGCCTCGGCCGAACCGGGGCGGTATCGCACGGTGCGCACGCCCTACATGCGCGAGATCATGGACCGGCTGTCGCCCGGCGATCCCACGCAGCGGGTCGTATTCATGAAGGCCGCGCAGGTCGGTGCGACCGAGGCAGGCAACAACTGGATCGGCTTTGCCATCCACCAGGCACCCGGCCCGATGCTGGCGGTCCAGCCGACGGTGGAACTGGCCAAGCGAAACTCGCGGCAGCGGATCGACCCGCTGATCGACGAGAGCCCCGAGTTGCGGGAGCGGGTGAAGCCCGCGCGATCCCGCGATGCGGGCAACACGATGCTGTCGAAGGAATTCGCGGGCGGCATCCTGATCATGACGGGCGCGAACTCGGCGGTCGGGCTGCGCTCGACCCCGGCGCGCTACATCTTCCTCGACGAGGTCGACGCCTATCCGGCCTCGGCCGACGAGGAAGGCGACCCGGTGACGTTGGCCGAGGCCCGGTCGCTGACCTTCGCGCACCGGCGCAAGGTGCTGCTGGTCTCGACGCCAACGATCCGCGGGCTGAGCCGGATCGAGCGCGAGTACGAGGCGAGCGACCGGCGCCGGTTCTTCGTGCCGTGCCCGCATTGCGGCGCGATGCAGTGGCTGAAGTTCGACCGGTTGCGCTGGCAGAAGGGCCGCCCGGAGACGGCGGAATATCACTGCGAGGGCTGCGACGCGGCAATCGCGGAGCACCACAAGACGGCGATGCTGGAGGGCGGCGAATGGCGGGCGACCGCCACGGCCGCGGATCCGACCACGGTCGGGTATCATCTCTCGGCGCTCTATTCGCCGATCGGCTGGCTGAGCTGGGAGCGGATCGTGCGTGCCTGGGACGCGGCACAGGGGTCGGACGAAGCGATCAAGGCGTTCCGCAACACGATCCTCGGCGAGACCTGGGTCGAGACCGGGGAGGCGCCCGACTGGCAGCGGCTCTACGACCGGCGCGAGCGCTGGACATCCGGCACGGTGCCTGCGGGCGGGTTGTTCCTGACCGCCGGGGCCGACGTGCAGAAGGACCGCATCGAGGTTGATGTCTGGGCGTGGGGGCGCGGACTTGAGTCGTGGCTCGTCGATCACGTCGTGATCGAGGGCGGCCCGGATCGGCATGACGCTTGGTCGGAACTGACTGCGTTGCTGGATCGAAGCTGGCCGCACGAACGCGGCGCGCATCTCAGGATCGCGCGGCTCGCCGTCGACACGGGCTACGAGGCCCCGGCGGTCTATGCCTGGTCGCGGGCGCAGGGCTTCGCGCAGGTCTCGCCGGTCAAGGGCGTCGAAGGGTTCAACCGCTCGAGCCCGGTGTCGGGCCCGACCTTCGTGGACGCGACCGAGGGCGGCAAGCGCCTCCGGCGCGGGGCTCGGCTCTGGACCGTGGCGGTGTCGACCTTCAAGGCCGAGACCTACCGCTTCCTGCGGCTGGCGCGCCCGACCGAGGAGGAGATGGCCGACGGGGCCGCGTTCCCGCCCGGCTCGGTGCACCTGCCACACTGGGTCGAGAACGAATGGCTGAAGCAGTTCGTGGCCGAGCAGCTGGTGACAGTGCGCACGAAACGCGGCTTCGCCCGGCTGGAATGGCAGAAGCTGCGCGAGCGCAACGAGGCGCTGGACTGCCGGGTCTACGCCCGCGCCGCCGCCTGGATCGCGGGCGCGGACCGCTGGCCCGACGAGAAATGGCGCGACCTCGAGGATCAGCTCGGGGCCGCCCCCACCGACACCGATCCCGCCGGGCAGATCAACCGGCCGGGACAGGCCCCACAGGGCAAGCGCCGCTCCGACTGGCTCGGACGGCGCGGAGGATGGTTCTAGAGATGACCGACTGGACGGAAACGGAGCTCTCGGCGCTGCGCCGGGCCTATGCCAGCGGCACGACCCGGGTCAGCTATGACGGCAAGTCGGTGGATTACGGCTCGGCCGAGGACCTGCTCGCCCGCATCCGCACCATCGAGCGCGCCATCGCGGGCACGACACGGCCGCTGCCGGTGGCCGGGCTCGCGGGCTTCTCGCGTGGGGATCGCTGATGTCGGCGACCTGGTTCGATCACGCCATCGCCAAGGTGGCGCCGCGCATGGCCGCCCGCCGCGTGATGGCGCGTCAGGCCTTCGAGACGCTGACGCGCGGTTACGATGGCGCCGCACGCGGACGGCGGACGGAGGGCTGGCGCGCGCCGGGGTCCTCTGCCGACACCGAGATCGGCGTGGCCGGGGCGCTCTTGCGCGACCGGATGCGCGATCTGGTGCGCAACAACCCGCATGCGGCCAAGGCCGTCGCGGTGCTGGTCAACAACATCGTCGGCGCGGGCATCATGCCGCGCGCCGCGAGCGGCGACGACAAGCTGGACCGGAAGGTCGATGCGCTCTTCGAACGCTGGACGGCGGACTGCGACGCCGACGGCCAGCTCGACTTCTACGGCCTGCAGACGCTGATCTGCCGCGAGATGGTCGAGGCGGGCGAGGTGCTGGTGCGCCGCCGTCTGCGGCGATCCTCGGACGGTCTGGTCGTACCGCTGCAGTTGCAGGTGCTGGAGGCCGACTTCCTCGACGCCACGAAATCCGGCGCCGTCGGCGCGGGGCGGCTGGTCCAAGGGATCGAGTTCGACCCGGTCGGGAAGCGCCGGGCTTACTGGCTCCATGCCGAGCACCCGGGCGACGCCTATGGTGCCTTGCAGAACGGGCTGCAGAGCCGCCCGGTCCCGGCGACCGAGATCGCACATGTCTACGAGAAGCAGCGCACGCAGGCGCGCGGCGTCCCCTGGGGCGCGCCGGTGATCCGCAGCTTGCGTGATCTCGACGACTATGAGGTCGCCGAGCTGGTCCGCAAGAAGACCGAGGCCTGCGTCACCGCCATCGTCTTCGGCGACGACGAGGCGCAGCAGGGCATCGCGCCCTCGGTGGTCGATGCGGATGGAAACCGGGTTGAGCAGTTCGAGCCGGGGCTGATCGCCTATGCCCGTGGCGGCAAGGACATCCGGTTCAACCAGCCCTCTGCGACGGGGGGCTACGGCGAATACAAGCGGGCGAGCCTGCACACGATCTCGGCCGGGTTCCGGGTGCCCTATGAGCTGCTGACCGGCGATCTCAGCCAGGTCAACTATTCCTCGATCCGGGCGGGTCTCGTCGAGTTCCGCCGCCAGATCGACGCGGTGCAGTGGCAGTTGTTCATCCCGATGTTCTGCGCGCCGGTCTGGCGGTGGCTCACCGAGGCCGCATGGGCCGCGGGGCAGATCCCGTCGCCCATCGTACCGGTCGAATGGTCGCCGCCGAAGTTCGAGGCCGTCGATCCGCAGAAGGACGCGATGGCCAACCTGCTGTCGATCCGCTCCGGCACCATGACGCTGGCCGAGGTGATTGCGCGGCAGGGCCGCAACCCCGACGCGGTGCTGGCAGAGATCGCCGCGACCAACGCCAAGCTCGACGCGCTGGGGCTGGTGCTCGACAGCGATCCGCGGCGGGTGACAAAGACCGGCAGCGCACAATCCAAAGATGAGGCCAGCGATCCGGCAAACGATCCCACCGCCGACGATCCCTCCGCGGGAGCGGATGAAACCGACACGGCGCAGGCCGACCAACAGGACTGACCTTCATGGACACGATGATCGAACTGCCGGCCATGCGCCGGTCGGCGGAGCTTGCGCCGAACACGGCCGATGCCGACAGCCGCACCGTCGAGGTGGTCTGGTCGGCCGGGGCCCGCGTGCGCCGCGCCACCTTCTTCGGCGAGCCCTATGACGAGGAGCTGAGCCTCGACCCCGCCCATGTTCGGCTCGACCGGCTGAACGCAGGCGCGCCGTTCCTGAAGGTGCACGAGCTCGACACGCTCGACGCGGTGATCGGCTCGGTCGTGCCGGGTTCGGCGCGGATCGAGAACGGCCGCGGCATCGCGCTGGTCCGGATCAGCGAACGCGCCGATGTCGAGCCGATCTGGCGCGACATCCAGGCCGGGCACATCCGCGCGGTCTCCATCGGCTACCAGGTCCATCGCTTCGAGGTCTCGAAACCCGAGGCCGCCCGCGAACTCTGGCGCGCGGTCGACTGGACGCCGTTCGAGGTCTCCGCCGTCGCCGTCGGCGCCGACCCCGCAGCGGGCTTCCGCGCCCAGCATCCCCTTCACGACTGCGTCCTCCACCGCCGGGACGCCCCCACACCGCAAGGAGCATCCCCGATGACGGACAAGACCCAGACCCCGGCGAGCGACGCCACACCCGCCACCACCCAGCCGACCGAGCCGGTCGAAACCGAGGACACCGCCATGACCGAGCCGAAACCGGCTGCGCCCGAAACGAAGGCTGCCGCCAGCGAGACGCGCAGCCAGCCGAAGACGCAGGCAATTCCCGCGCCCGACACCGAAGCCGTCGCCACCCGGGCCCGCGAGGCGGAGCGCGACCGCGTCTCCACCATCTACGATCTGGCCGGGCGGCTGAACCTCGAGCGCGGCTTTGCCGAGGATCTGGTCAAGCGCGGCGTCAGCGTGGACGAGTCCCGCCGCCTGATCCTCGACCAGGTCGCCGCCAAATCCGACGAGACCCGGACCTTCCCCCATGTCTCGGTCCCGCTCGGTGGCCGGGATGAGCGCATCACCCGCCGCGACGCGGTCGCGAATGCGCTGCTGCACCGTTACAGCCCGACGCTGTTCCAGCTGGAGGACGCCGCGAGCCAGTACCGCGGCATGACGCTGCTGGAACTCGCCCGCGAAAGCCTGGGCAATGCCGGGGTGAATACCCGCGGCCTGTCGCGCGACGAGGTGGCGACGCGCGCGCTGCACTCGACCTCGGACTTCCCCGAGATCCTCTCGGCCGTCACCAACAAGACCCTGCGGCAGGCCTACGAGGCCTATCCCCGCACCTTCATGCTGTTCTGCCGCCAGGTGCTCGCCACCGACTTCAAGGCCATGCACCGGGTCCAGCTGGGCGAGGCCCCGCAGCTGCTCGAGGTCGGCGAGAGCGGCGAGTTCAAGCGCGGGACGCTCGGCGAGAGCAAGGAGAGCTACAAGGTCAAGACCTATGGCCGGGTGGTCGCGATCACCCGCCAGACTCTGATCAATGACGACCTCGACGCCTTCACCCGGATCCCGGCGATGTACGGCAACTCCATCGCGCAGCTGGAGTCGGACGTGGTCTGGGGGATCATCACCGCCAACCCGGCGATGGCCGACGGCAACGCGCTGTTCCACACCACGCACAAGAACCTCGCGGGCACTGGCGCGGCGCTCGATGTCGGCAGCGTGGGCGCGGCGCGGGCGGCGATGGCCAAGCAGACCGGCCTCGACAAGAAGACGGTGCTGAACGTCCGGCCCGCCTTCCTGATCGTGCCCGCCTCGCTGGAACTGAAGGCCGAGCAGCTGGTCGCCCAGAACCTGGTGCCCGCCGCGACGTCCAGCGTGGTGCCGCAGTCGATCCGCACCCTCGCGCCGATCAGCGAGCCGCGCCTCGACGCCGCCAGCGAGACCGCCTGGTATCTGGCGGCCAGCCCGAACCAGATCGACACCATCGAGTACGCCTATCTCGAGGGCCAGCAGGGGGCCTACATCGAGACGCGCAACGGCTTCGACGTCGACGGCGTCGAGATCAAGTGCCGCCTCGACTTCGGCGCCAAGGCCATCGACTGGCGCGGCCTCTACAAGAACCCGGGCGCGTAACCAGCACCCATCCTGAACCCTGACATGCGGGCGGTCCTGACGGGCCGCCCATCGTCTTTCCACGAGGATCCCCATCATGAAAAACTACGTCCAGCCCGGCAACACCATCACGCTGACCGCGCCTTATGCGGTCGCTTCCGGCGATGGCCTGCTCGTCGGCTCCATCTTCGGGATCGCGGCTGGCGCCGCCGCTCTTGGCGAGCCCGTCGAGACCGCGCTCGTCGGCGTGTTCGACATCACCAAGGTCGGCTCTCAGGCGTGGACCGTCGGCGCCAAGGTCTATTGGGACGACACCAACAAGCGCTGCACCACGGTCGCGACCGACAACACTCTCATCGGCGTGGCCGTCGAGGCGGTGGCGAGCGGCGCGGGCGACACCGTCGGCCGGGTGCGCCTGAACGCGACGTTCTGATGAGCGCCTTCGCCGCCGCAGTCGGCGCACTCTTCGCGGATCCCAACATCGGCCGGGACGCGGTCTACATCGCCGACGGCGG